GCTTCCTGCGACATCTCTATTCATTTCTCCGACCAGCGTGCCGGGGAAGATGTGGGCTGTAACCAAGAACGGAATCTACGACGTAACTGACACCGGCCCCACTCCGGTCGCAAGTCCTGCAATCTCTTTGTCCGGCTCAGAGGCCGCTGGGGTTGTTCACTCCACGATGTTTGCAAACATCAGCGGAAGCTACTTGGTGGCTTGCAGCGAGACAGATGGCTATCACATCTACGATGGCACCACCTGGGCCAAGGTGACCAATGTGCAGGTCACCAACATCAATCCCAACGATCTGTGCTTCCCTCTGTCTTGGAAGAAGCGCCTGTGGTTTGTGGAGCAGGAGTCTACGAATCTGTGGTATCTTCCTGTCGACTCCATCTATGGTGCGGCAGTCAAACTGGATGTTGGGCCTCTTTTCAAGCGTGGGGGCAAGGTTGAGTTCATTGCGAACTGGACCCTCGACGCCGGCGAGGGCATTGACGATTTGCTGGTCATCGTTGGCACCAATGGTGATGTTCTGGTGTACAAGGGCACGGACCCCAGCAGCGCCAGCACCTTTGGACTGGTGGGTCAGTGGAACATTGGGCAGATTCCCAGCGGGCGACGTGGCTTTGTTCAGTACGGAGGCGACCTGCTCGTGCTCAGCACGCTGGGCATTCAACCAATGTCGTTCGTCACCCGGGGCGGCCAAAACTTCCTTTCTACAGACAAGAGCGACTACACTGAAAAGGTGCAACCCACCTTCAGTCAAGAGAGTGCGTACAGCTTCAATCAGCGGGGCTGGGGACTCTACACATTGAATGGCCAGAACCTGCTGATCGCTACAGTACCCAACTATGGGTCTGTGGTGAATCGACAATACATCATGAACACGATCACAAACGCATGGGGCGCCAGCTCTGGCGTGCCGATGCGCTGTGCTGTGGTGGCCGCAGACCTCATGTTTTCTGGGGGAGACACCGGGACGGTTTACATCGTTCAGCGCGGCACCAAGGATGGCGTGGCGCAAGATGGGTCCGGGGGCATTCTCATTCAAGGGCTCGTGCAGTGGGCCTATTCAGACTTCGGCGCTCCAGGGTTGCTTAAGTCCTTCAAGATGGCCCGTCCTTACTTTGTCTGCAAGCAGCGCCCCAACTTCAGCACGCGAATGCTGACCGACTTCAAAGGCGGGGGTCCGGCCGACACGCCTGCCACCGATGTTCCTGAGATCCCACAGGGCTGGGGGATTGAAGATTGGGGCACTGCGCTGTGGGGAAGCTCCATGCGAGATTATCGACAGTGGCGAGACACCCCCAGCGATCGGGGCTACTACGGCAGCCTCATCATGAAGACTGAAGTGCCTGGAGGCACCCGCATTCTGTCTTGCGACATTCTGGCCCAGGTGGGCGGCACCCTGTGATTGTAACTCAGCCCCGTGATTTGCTTTTCGCGTGGCTGAGTGTTCGCGCGCACATCGGTGCGGCTGAAGATTTTCGCGCCCTGGGCTGGGTGGCGGACGGCTTGCACTTGCGCGCGGTGGTGGGGTATAATGGCTTCGTCGGTCGAGCATGTCAAATGCACTTTGCGACCGACGACCCCGCTGCCATCACACGTCGGTTTGTACGCGCGGCTTTCGAGTACCCATTTGTTCAACTTGGCCTCGAATACCTGCTTGCTCCGGTGAACAGCACCAACCAAAAGATCTTGACGTTCACACGCAAGATTGGGTTCCAGGAGGTTCATAGACTTCCTGGATGTCACGAAGACGGTGGTGATCTGATCTTGTTGCAGATGAACAAGACAGACTGTAGATGGATTAAGCAGCATGAATCTCCAACGATGGCTCGAGGCGAAGCGAAACGGGGCGGTTGACCCCTATTTTGCTTCGAAGTACCACGGCGGCGGCGGGAAGAGCAGCGCCCCAGCCACCCCTGATTATCGAGGGGCGGCACTTGAGCAGGGGCAGGCCAGCAAAGAGCTGACGAACATGCAGACGTGGGCGAACCGCCCGAACGTCAACACCCCGTTTGGCTCGCAAACCTGGGGCACCGGCAAGGCTATTGACCCAGCGACGGGTCAAGAAGTCACTCAGTGGACGCAGAACATCAATGTGACCCCTGAGATGCAGAAGGCCCTGGATTCGCAGCAGCGGATCACGCAGGGCCGCAGCGACGCCGCTGAACAACTGCTCGGTCAAGCCACGAGCGCCACAGCTAATCCGATGGATTGGGGCAAGCTCCCCTCGGCATTCAGCTTCGGCGCCCCCACGGCTGCCAATGGGCAGATTGCAGATGCAGGCAATATTCAGCGCACGCTGCCTGGAGGCAGCAACTATCGCGACACAGCACAGGACGCGGTGTGGCAGCGCATGCAGCCCGCCCTCCAGCAGCGACGCGGCGCTACCGAAACCCAGCTCGCTAATCAGGGGCTCACGCGAGGCTCTGAGGCGTGGAAGAACGCCATGCGCGATCTGGACGAGGGTGAAAACGCCGCTCGTCTGCAAGCCATTGAATCCGGCCGAGCAGAGGCAGCCCAGCAGTTCCAACAAGACTTGAGTGCAGGCAGCTTCGGCAACTCGGCGCAGCAACAACAGTTCGCTCAGAATCAGCAGGCTGCGCAGTTTGGCAATCAGGCTCTGGGCCAGACGCTCCAGAACAACCTGTCGTTCGGTGGGTATCAGAACCAGCTCCGCCAACAGTCGATTGCAGAGATGCTGCAAAAGCGGGGACAACCGCTCAGCGAACTGAATGCGTTGCTGACTGGTCAGCAAGTGAACATGCCCACCATGCCGAGCTTCTCGCTTGCGGGCAAGGCTGAGACTCCGCAACTCATGAACGCCATGCAGCAAGGCTACAACGCGAACTTGAACGCGGTTAATGTGGACAACGCCAACACGGCGTCCATGCTGAACGGTATGATGAACACAGGTGCGGCTGCTGCCATGTTCTTCAGCGATCGCCGCTTGAAGAGCGACATCGTCGAGGTCGGCACTCAGGCTGGGCTGCCGGTGTACGAATACACAATCTTCGGTAATCGCGAGCGGGGCTTCATGGCCGACGAGGTGGCTGCCAAGTACCCCGGAGCTGTGAAGCAGCACAGCAGCGGCTACATGATGGTTGACTATGCCCAGCTCGGCGGGCGCCCTTGAGGAGTAGATGATGGATGCACTTACCATGGAAGAGCTGCAAAAGCTGATGGAGTTGTCTGGCACCGTTGGTGAGCAGGAAGCTATGGCTGAACAACTCCGCAAGCAGGCAGGCATGTTGAGCGAGATGGGGGCCACCCCGCAGATGCGTCAGGCCGGACAGGTGACCGTGGGGGCTACCCCGATGGAATATCTTGGTGCTGGCTTGAGTCGGGCTGCGGGCATGTACAAGGAAAACCAAGCGGGCGAGGCCGCAGGCAAAGCCCGGGGCGCGCAGGACCAGCAAAATCAGGCCCTTATGGCTGCTCTGCTGCGCCAAAATGCCGCCACCCAGGCAGCAACAGCCCCCACGGCGCAAGCCATGCCCAAGCAGCCCACGCCAAGCCCCTTCCAAATGCCGGTGCAGGGTCCGGCCGCGCTCGGCTCCGGCATGTTCGGTATCCGCTAAGAGGTGATAAATGGACTTTCTGGAATACGCACTCGGTAACACCGATTCCCGCCAGCAGCAGATGCAGCAGGCGGAGCTCCTGCGTGGCCAGAATCAAGCCAAGCTGGCCGACGCGCTCAAGCAGTCGCAGCGGTTCAACACGATTCAGGCTGTGGCCCCCATGCTGCGGAACCCCGCCCTGGCCCAGACAGCAGACATTCTTGCAAAGCAAGCCCAAGGGGGCGCCCCCAAGATGACTGCGGAAGGGGCTTTGCTGCCGTCTGGCGAGTATGTGGAAAACCCTGTGCGCACGCAAGACCGTCGAGATTCTCGCCTTGCAGCCGCTCAGAACATCATTGCTCAGCAATTGGCTGCTCGCGAGCGCGCCCAGGAAGCCAACGCTTTGAAGGCCAGCCTCGCCGCTCAAGCCAATGCACTTCGAGCTCAGCTCGCTGCCGACGCCAACAACAATCGTCTGTTGCTGGCGGGCATGCGCCAGGGCGACAAAGAGGAAGCCAAGAAGACAAAGGCATTGAGCGACAACACCATCAAGCTGGGCAAGGATCTTGAAAAGGCGGGCATCCCGGAATTCAATCAGGCTCTGGAAACTGTGGAAAACACGCTGGGCAAGTTCAAAGAGGGCGAACTGCCCGGCTTTGGTCGCTTGGCTGGTCTGGTGCCCAGCTTCATGGAAGACGAGCAGACTCAGATGGTGCGCAGCGACATGCAAGCCGCCGCCAACATCTTGCTGAAGTCTCGTAGCGGCGCCGCAGTCACGGAGTCGGAAGCTGTGCGCTTCCTGCAGGAAATCGCAGCCGGTAAGGGCATGTCCGAGGCTGCGCTGCGCAACGGCTGGAACAATGTGCGCCGCAACTTCAACGCCCGCGTGAAGAACATGTCGGCCAGCTATGGCAATGAAATCATTGACAACTACGTTGGTCAGGGTGGGCTGGACCTGCGCAAACTGCCCCAGCCCAAGGAATCTCCAGTCAAGGCTCCTGCCGCAGCGGCCCCCAAGCCTGCCAAGGGTGGGCGGCTGAAGTTTAACCCCGCAACAGGGGAACTTGAATGATTGAAGTAGAACTGCCGGATGGCTCGGTTGCTGAGTTCCCCGAGGGTACTGACCCCGGGGTGATCAAGTCCGCCCTGCAAAAGCGGTTCCCAAAGCAGGCTGCCACAGCCCCTGCCAAGCCCACAGAGTCTCCGCTGAATCCATTCTTGCGGTCTATTGATGCAGGCATCAACGACAACATGGTCAAGATGGTGTCTGGCATCAAGCAGCTCATCGGCAAGGGCAACGAAGATGACACGCTCGTCGCCGAGCAGATTAAGCGTGAGCGGGCCCAGGATCCACACCCCAACTTTCGTACCGCTGGCGACATCGGTATGGGTGTGGCCACCACGATGCTGCCCGGCAGCAAGCTGAGCAAGAGCTTGGCGGCAAGGGGGGTCAGCAACCCGATCGCCAACGCTGCGGCAGTCAGCGGAGCCCAGGCCGCGCTCTTGAATCCTGTTGAACAGGGGGCGGACTACCTGGAAACTTTGGCCAACAAGGGCAAGGAGGCTCTGAAGGCCGCAGCAGCCGGGGGTATCACCGCAGGCGCCCTGCAAGGCATCACCAAGGGGCTGACGGGCATGTTCCGCCCCTCGGCGGAGGCTGAACAATTGATGCGCCAGGGGGTCAATCCCACGCTGCAACAGGGGGCTGAGTCCAAGACCGGGCGCTTCATCGGCGCGCTGACCAGCGGTGTGACCAAGGTGAAGGACCGCCAGGGTAAGGAGGTTCTGAATGCGGCTGCCCGTCGGATCATGCCGGGGCAAGCTGTTGACGATCTCACTTCCGCAGAGTTGGCAGACGAGGCCATTCAGCGCATTGAGCGCGATTACTCCAGTCTGTACGCAGGCAAGACCTTCACGCTTTCCAACGCCAACCGCACGGACTTGAACCGCGTGGTCACCAACGCACGCATTCGTAATGACTCTCGGCAAATGGCTTTTGAAAGCCTTGAGTCTGTGTTCCCGCAAACGCGGAACACGCTGCGCATGGGCCCGGAAAAGATGACCGAGTACCGGCAAGTTCTGCAGGACCAGATCGACGCCTTCCCCACCAACACGGTGCAGGAGCGTCAAGCCAAGCAGGCCCTCATCGCCGTGAAGAATCGGTTTGACGAGCTTGTCCGCAATCCGCGCTTCAGCCCGCAAGAGATGACCACTCTGCGGGATGTGGATGCGCGTAACTTCGAGGCAAAGCGGCTTGTCGAGGCAGCGAGCAGCGTGCGCGGACAGCGCAACATGCAGGTTGATGACTTGATGGGGGCCTATCAGAAGTTGGCCCCGGGCAATCAGTTCGCGACAGAACAAGCCCCTGCTCAGGCTCAGCTTCTGGGTCCGGCCCTGCGCACCATTGGTCGCGAACCCACCCAGCACGCCGCGCGGGCTGCTATGGTCGCCGCCAAAGCAGCCACAGCCGGGGCCCTGGCCTACACCCTGCCCACAGCCGCAGCGCCCCTGTATGCTATCAGCTTGGCGGGACAAACCGCTCCGGGGGCACGCTTTCTCTTCGGTCAACAAGGGTGGCAGCCCTCGTTTGCGGACATGGTCCGTCGCCAGATGCCCTACACTGCCAACTTGGGCGCCCTGGAGGTACAAGAATGAGCCGCGATTCTTCCGGAAACTACACCCTGCCTTCGGGCATCAACCCGGTGGTTGAGGGAACTGAGATTGAACCAGATTGGGCGAACACCACCCTGTCGGATATCTCTGCCGCACTGACTGACAGCCTTTCTCGCTCGGGCAAGGGGGGTATGTCTGTTCCCCTTAAGCTGATCAACGGCACCCAGGCAGCCCCCACGCTGAGCTTCAATGCGGAGGCTGGGGCGGGCATCTATCGCGCAGGCACAGCGGATATTCGCTTCGCTATCGGCAATGTCGACATCAGCCGTTGGACAGCGACTGGATTCTACGCTGACAACATCTCGTGCGCGACGTTCACCGCCAGTGGCGCCATCGCCTTCAACGGGAATGTGGCCTTGGGGGACGCTGCCGGGGACACCCTGACCATCGCTGCGTCTTCCGTCACCTGGAGCAACAACCCCACGCACAGCGGCAATCACACATTCAGCAATCAAGTGCTGAGTGCGAATGGCTTCCGCGTGGACACCAACTTCACGCTCACGTTGGCCAGCTCCAAGCCCACGATCACGCTGGACAGCACTGACATCATCGAGTACGACCGAGCAGCCAACAGCCTGAACATCTCGCTTGGTGGCACTGCGCGCATGTCCGTCAACACGACGGATGGCCCTGCCCGGGCTGTGGACGCCTCCACCCCCAACGGGCTTGTGCGGCTCTCACAGGTGGAGGCTTTGATCGCGGCTGCGATGGCTGGTGTGCGCCAGTATCACACCGGGCAGCTCGTGCCTTCCATGGCCACCAACCCGCCCACGGGCACTGTGGCGATGAATGGGGGCACCATTGGCAGCGCCACCAGCGGAGCCACCGTGCGCGCCAACGCGGACACTTCCGCCCTGTTCACCCTGCTGTGGGAAAGCACGAACAACGCGGATTACCCCATCCAGGATAACACCGGGGCGCCCAGCACCCGGGGCGTGGACGCTGCGGCTGACTTTGCCGCCAACAAGCGATTCCCGCTGCCCAATCTTGAAGACGGGGACGCCCTGGTGGCTGCTGTGTCCGGCAGTGTGGGCACCCGCACCGTGGGCGAAGTCCTCACCCACACCCACACCGCAACCGCAGCCAACGCGGGTGAACACGTTCACTCGATGCGCATTGGCACCAGCGAGGGGGATGCAGACACGGTCACGAACGGCTTCAATCAAAACACCAGTTCTAACACCAATGCTGCCGGGGATCACACCCACACCATCACCGTCTCGGCGTTTGGCGGCACGAAGAACAAGGCTGCGGGCTTGTTCGCTAAGATCTACTTGGCACTGTAATCGGAGTAATCATGTCGAATCAGGTAACATTCGATCCCACCGTCAGCCTTGGGCACATCATCACTGCTATCACAATGCTGAGTGCCGCGTTGGCGGCTTACTACGCCCTGGACAAGCGCATCGCCATTCTGGAGGAGAACCGCTCCTACCAGCAGCAGAAGGACGCCCTGCAGGACAGTCAAGTCTCTGAGAAGTTTAGTTCGGTCAAAGAAGACTTGAACGACATCAAGCGCACGCTACGCGAAGCGAAGCGTTGACGCGCCTTGCTCACCCACACCGGCCCCGGGTATAATGCGGGGAGTCAGAAGGAGATAGCTCATGTCTTACCCTAACGAAATTGGCCCTGTTGTTCCCTACACGCGGCGCGCAGCAGCCAGTCAACCGGCCATCGGCTTTGACCCGGAGGGGCCCGAGATCTCTCCTTCTGGGCGGATGAATTCTACCAACACGGCCTCGCTTCGTCGTCAACTGCGCGACGCTGCCCGACAGGCCGCTTACGCCCCCGCTCAACCCTGGTTGCCCGGCGAAGTCTTGGTGGTGCAGGATGTGCGGGTGTTCCCCAACGGGGAGCTCGCCGTGGTGACCACGGCAGGCACCACGGGCACCACAGCGCCCAGCTACACTCCAGGCGCCACGCCGGGTGAAATCACCGACAACACGGTGCGCTGGTGGCTGCTGGGTCAGCGCTCCTCTTTGGTGGGGCGCGCATGGGCTGCGAGCACTGTGGTCCGCGCTGGACAGATCATGTACCTGACGGCGACCCAGCGGCTGCGCGCCAGCGTCGGAGGCACCACGGGCGCCACTGCGCCCACCTATGCGACCAGCGGCACCATCTCGGACGGTACGGTCACTTGGGTGGCCGAAGATCTGCCCACCCCGCTGGTTTCGATTGTGGAATCGAGTGGCGCCACTTCGCTCGGGAACGTTGTCAACTTCCTGGGCTCGGCCGACTCCTTTGATCAATACAGCGCACCCAACTTGGTGACTGTCGCTGGCTCGGGCACCACGCTGCGAAATTCCGCATGGTCCCATCTTGATGGCTCCACCAACGATTCCGGCTTTGGCGCGAACGGTCAGGTGGGCAAGTTCCGCGCTATCGAGTTTATGACTGAAGCCGACGTCATCGATGTCGGCATCTTCTCAATCACCGCTGGGTCTCCTAACCTCCGACTTCAGGTGCGGGTGGACGGCGTGCTGGCTGGCGAAGCGCCGATTGTTCCAGGTGCTACGGGGAGCTCCCGCAAGTTCACCATCACCATTGGGGGCGCACGGCGTCGCCGTCGCATTCGTGTTTCCACGTCTGGCAACATGAATCTGCAATACGCGGCTGTCGCCAGCAACGCGACCATCAGCCGCCCCACGCAGCGCGCACCGATGGTCGCCATGTTCATGGACTCGTTCTTTGACACGGAGCAGCCTGCTTACAATCTGGCCCTGCACGAAGCGGGTGTTCAGGCGGCTGAGTTGCTGGGCTTCAGTCACTTGTTCCCCTGTGGCGTGGGGGGCACCAGCTACACCGCCAACGCGGGGGGTCGCCGCAATCTTGTTGACGTGCTCAACCTCAACACCGCGACTCTGATGGCCTCGCCAATCGATGCTGTGGTGGTCGGTCACGGCTACAACGCCCCCACAGCGGGCACCGCTCCGGCCGTGGAGGCTGCTGCGGCTGTGGTGGCTTGGACTAAGCTGCGCGAAATCACCAGCAGCCCTCTGGTCATCATCGGCCCGTGGTACGTCACGGTGACCTACGCCGCGCAAATGCCGCTGATTCGAGATGCGTTGAAGCGGGCCTTCCTGGAATTCGCGGATGCCAACAGCGTCTTCATTGACCCGCTTGACGGCTCTGTGACTGCGGGCAATGGCACCGTGATTCGCCCGGCAGGGGTGGCCTGGATCAACAGCAGTAACGCCGCATGGGCCCTTCCGCCCGCAGGCGGGGGCTTTGACGGAGCTCACGTCTCTGTGGCTGGTCGAGCTCTGCTGATTGACTGCATCGTCCAGACGACTGAAACCGCACTCTCTTACTTGCAGGCTTAAAATGGAACTTCTATCTCTTCTGCTTGGCGGACTGTTCCGCCTCGCCCCTAACTTTGTCGAGCTGTTTCATAAGAAGCAGGAGAATGCTCAGGAGCTGGCCCTGCTTGACAAGCAGATTCAGTTGGCCAAGGTGCAGGGCGAGCAGAAGAGAGAAGAGCTCACTGTGCAGTCGACTGTGACCCAGGACGCCGCCTGGAGTCAGGGTCTGCTGGAAGCCTTGAAGGGCCAGGGTCAACTCACGGGGGTGCCGTGGGTGGATGCTGTGAACGCCACGCTGCGCCCATTCCTCACCTACTACCACTGTGTGTTGATCTACACGTTGTACAAGGTGGCCCTATTCTACATCGCCACGCAGGGTGGGATCACTTGGGACCGGGCTATTGTCGACCTCTACACAGAGTTTGACAAGTCTTTGGTCGGTAGCATGCTGAGCTTCTGGTTTGTGGATCGCGCCCTGCGCAAGTTCGGCCGATGACCGCTGTGCCCCCTGGGCTGGAAAGCCTGTGCGTCCACTTTGAAGGGCTTGCCCGCGTGGGGCGGGACGGCTTGGTGTACCCCTACATTTGCCCGGCAGGCTATGCCACCCAGGGCTACGGCTTGCGCGTGGCGGGCTTGCATGTGGCGCCCTGTACCGTGGCCCAGGCACGGGCCCGCCTGCGTGCTGTGCTACCCCTGTATGTGGGGCACGCCTTGCGCCTTAGCCCAGGGCTTGCCCACTACCCGGGGCGCCTTGCCGCTGTGGCAGACTTTATCTTTAATCTGGGCCCCGCAGCCTATGCAGGCAGCACGCTCCGTAAGAAGGTAAACGCCCGCGATTGGGCGGGCGCTGAACGAGAGTTTGCCAAGTGGATCTATGGCGGGGGGCGCGTGCTGCCCGGCTTGGTGCGGCGCCGGGCGGCTGAGGTTCTGCTTTTCCGCCAGGATGCTAAAATGGGCACTCCCCTGGAGGTCCTGCAGTCTGCTCAGGGTGATCGTATAGTACGTCGGCTACCGCTTGCAGAACGTCACGACCTTCCCGCCGAGCAAGAATTCGCGCCTGCGTGAGCAGCGGAGCATGGTGGCACGCCCCGCCCCCGCGCCTGTGCGGGAACCAATAGCCCCCGCACTGACACTTCATCTTCCGGTTGTAGCGCCACCTTTTGGAACCCATGCCCAGATGGTGGACTTGCGCCCACCCCTCCCTGTTGAGTCACGAAAGCCCACCTGGGCCACCAAGCCCTCTTCTTCAAGGGCAACCAGATATCGCTTCATCTGCGTGTGGGCGCTGGCACGATCGGTGCGCATACCCAACAGATGAATGAGCTCCGGGATGGTGCGTGGGGCGCCCACCAACAGGAAGACCACCTGGGCCATCCTGTTGTAGTAGCGGGTGATGCTCACAGCATTCCAACGTGTTTCAGCGCGCGGTAGGCGAAGTGGGTGACGCCCAGCGTATCGATGACCCGCACCACCGGGGCAGATTCAAGACTTTCAGCTTTGAGCTTCCGCCGTGCCTGCGACACATGCTGGTCATACATGGGGGTGTTCACGCTGATGGCGTAGGACAGATGTTCTTTGGCTGGATCCCAATAGCGGGCATACGGCTTGTGCTTCCCGTTGTGCAAATGTTCCACGATGTACAACCCCGTGGGGAGCCCTCGCAGCGGCCCAAAGGGATCCACAGTGCCCGCCAGCGTGTCTTTGATCAGTTGATTGGCTGCGTCTTCCAGGGGCTTGGCGGGCTGCGGCTTGGCAGGTTCCGGGGGCCGGTAGGCCAGGGCGCCCGCGGGGCTTTGCCACAGGTGGGGGCGCCCCGCAACAGGGGCCCAGGCCGGGGCCACAGGGCGCGCAGGCGCACGGGGCAAGGGGGCACCCAGGGCAAGGCCGGGCAGCGGGTCTGCGGCGCACAGTTGCAGCATGTCAGTGTACTTGGGCATGGCTCATCTCCAAAGTAAAAAGGGGCCCCATGCGGGGCCCCTACAGTTTACCCCTTCAGGCGGGGATGGGTTGGTCAGGCAGTGGCCTTGGCACGCTCCACGGCGATGCTGGCTTGCACAGCGCTCATCATCACAGCGCCCAGGCTTTGCTCCAGCGGCGGGATGGTCTTCTCTTCCTCGTCGGCGGCGATGCGCTCGGCCAGCAGGCGCAGTTGACCGCTCATGCTCTTGGCCGCAATCAGCAGGCCGTCGCCGTCCAGCTTGCCCAGCGGGTCGCCAGCCTTGCCGAGAGACATCTGCGCCAGCTTGGCACGCTTGACCACTTCGGCGATGGTGGCCGGGATGTTGCCCGCCAGTTCCTTGCCAGCGGCGGTCAGGTCGGCCTCGGGGCTGATGGCGTCGCCACCGTAGTAGCGGATCAGGCGTTCCACCGCTTCGGCATCAGGGGTGGTCACCTCCACCACACCGTCCAGGCGACCTGGGCGCAGCATGGCGGGGTTGATGCTCTTGATGTCGTTGGTGGTCAGCACCACCATGATGCGAGCATCCTTGGTATCGATGCCATCGATGATGTTGAGGATGTCGTCCATGCCCTGCGTGCGGTCGCCGCTCAGCACGCGGTCCACGTCTTCGCAGAAGATGACGCTGGCCGGGGACTGGTACTGCTTGGCCAGTTGCACGGCATCGGCCAACTCGTCGGCGTGGGGGATGTAGATGTAGGTCACACCGTTGTCCACCGCGATGCGGCTGGCCACCGTGGCAGCCAAGGTCTTGCCGGTGCCGTAGGTGCCCGCCAGCAGCACGCCGCGCTTGACGGGGATGTTGTTGGCGATCAGGTCATGCACGCGGCGGATGGGGGTGAACAGGTTGGTTTCCACCTGGGCCATCACGTCCTTGCTGTAGATCAGGTTCTCGGGCTTGATGGCGTCCGTGTTGAGGAACTCCACCACCGGCAGGGGCATCGCCTCGCCGTTTTCGTCACGCATGCGCAGCTTGATGGCCTTGCCCTTGTAGATGCTGTGCGACTTCACGCGGGCCTGCACCTTGGCAAACAGGGCCTTGACGTGATGTTCGTGGGCGCGGGTCACCTTGGCTTCCAGCTGGAAGATGAAGCGGCCATTCTTGCGGGTGTAGCCGGTGTCCACACGGGCCTGCACCCCGGGCAGATCGAAGCTGCCCCACGGCACAGCCTTGGTCACACCGTAGGCCACTTCCACGTTGATGCTGGAGTTGCCTGCGCTGGTGGGGGCCCAACCGTAGACCTCTTCCAGCACGTCGTTCAGCGCGTTGGCGCCGTCCCACACGAAGCAGTCCACCTCTTCGAAGACCTTGACCGTCTGGGTTTCCCAGGCTTGGCGGCGCTTGATCAGGTCGATCGCACCATCCAGGGACATGCCCTCGGGGAGGATCAGTTGGCTGCCGTGGTGCTTGACCTCGGCCACGTCCACAGCCACCTTGCCCTTCAGGGTTTTCTGTGCTGCCGCCACCAGGGCGTTCAGTTCGCTGGTGCTCATCTCATTCATGTTACCGCTCATTGCGATCTCCAGGTTGGTTGAAACATTGTACGGACCCCGTTTTGGTAGGGCCGGGGCCCACTGTACCCTATCGGGGCTAGAAAACTAGCCCCTGTTGCCTGGATGCACTCAGCCGTTCAGGGCACCGTCGAAGGCGGCGTAGAAGTCCACCTCCTCCAGCTTCTTCACGTCCACGATGTCGTGCTTGGCCCCGGGGATGGCGTCGTCCAGCTTGTCCAGGAAAGCCTGGAGGCTGGGGGAGCGGTCGCCCACGGTGATGAAGATGACGTTGAACTCGCGCTCGTCCTTCACCTCGTTGGTGATGTCCGCGATGATGCGCAGCACGGCATCGGCGTCGCTGGGCTCGCCGTCGGTGAAGACCATCAGCACGGTCTGCTCGTTCTTGCGGGCCTTGTGCTCGCTGTAGGCAGCGGCGATCACTTGGTCGGTGCGGGTCATGCCTTCCAGGGGCAGGCCCAGCAGCTTGTCCACCGTGGCGTCGATCTGCGCTTCGGCCACGTCGGGGAAGCTGTGCACCCGGGCGCCGAAGGCGTACAGGCTGACGCCGTCGGTGTCCCACTTGGCGGCTTCCTTGGCGAAGGTGCGGAAGTTTTCCGCCGCGAACTTGATGCGCGTCACGCCCCCGGGGCAGTCCGTGGCTTGCATGCTGCCGCTGACGTCCACCGCAACGATGAAGTCGTCGCCCTTGTTCAGTTCCAGGTTGTTGGTGTTGCTCATTGAAATCTCCAGAGTTGACATGGTTGCTGCCCCTGAAAGCGCCGGGGCAGCGTGGCGCTTAGATGGGGTGACAGACCTGCGGGGCCACCTTGCCGCATTCGCAGCGTTGCATGCCGCCAGGGGAGCCACCTTCCACGAGGAACATCAGGCCCTTGCCAGCTTCGATCTTGGCCGGTTCAGCCAAGTTCTTCTGGACCACCTTGGCATCTTGCTGCTTCGCCACGCGGACGAATTCTTTCACTTCATTGGACATTTCACTTCTCCAGGTTAAGCGGCCAGCCTGCCGCATTGATAGGCAAGTACCAGCCATGACGCGTACAGCACACGCACAGCGAAGTACTTGAAGACCTCGTCCCAGCACACAGGCTGGGACGAGAGGTTGACGGCTTGAATGTCTCGCATCAAGCCAGGGATGTCGGGATGCAGCGGGTTCTCACTTGTCAGGTCGGCGTAGGCCCACAGCAGCCAGCGCAGATAGGCGCGTTTGAACAGGTTGTGCAGCACGGGATCTCCTATTGTTGGTGACCTACGGGGAGGGCTGGTCTGCCCGGTAACGCGCCGCCCCCGCTGCGGTGCCCACAGCATAACCATGTCAGGGGCGGACGCAACCAGCTTACCCTTGATTAACGTAACCAGACGTTGGCTCTGCAGCACACACTCGATGTTGCACCTCTGCTTCGAACAGCCCCCCAGCTCGCAAATTCGCGCCACAGCGCAGACACTTGTAGAGTTGAGTGTTGTCGCCGTAGTAGCCTTCACACTGGAAGTGCTCATTGCTGACCTGCGTGCAATCCTGTGGAAGCAGCGAGCGAGCATAGATCTGCTTCTCGTTCCTCGCCAAAGACTCTGCCTCCTTGGCCAATTGGCGGCGGATGTTCTCGTGCATGTCAGCCAGAATCTTCTCGTTGCTCGTGCCCTGCCCCTCCGTGACCCGGACTACGTTGGCCTGCTGGAGTTCGATGTACTTGTCGAGGAAGTGGCGAGCCTTCTTCAAGTCCTCCAGTCTGCCTTCTGGGGTGTTGTGCTTCGTCTTCCAGCGCATCAGGTACTTGGTGATTTGACCCTGGAAGTAGTCCCACCCATACATCTGCACCAAGTCCCAATGCTGGGGCTTGTCCTTCTGGTTGTAGTGGGTGCCCCCCACCTGGGTGTCGTTTGCCTTGCTCACTTCACATTCCTTTCGTGCCACTCGATTGCGGCCAACTTCCAATCACAGTCGGGCATTTCCCGCAGGAAAATGAGGGCCCCGACCTCCTTGCGATGCAGGTAGTAATCCCGCATCGGCTGGGCCACCGTGGCGAGGAACTTGTTGTCCCCATCGTAGTGGTCCAACTCACAAAACACTTGGCATTCTTGAAGGAATGACCACAGCGTGTCCTCCTCGTTCAGCAGAGGCAACACCTTGCAGCGCGGGTCGGTGGCGTAGCGGTCGTCCGGCTCCGGCGGGCTTTGCAAGAACTCCCCCGCCATTTCCACTGTGGGGTAGGCGTGCAGGTTGTTGCTGAACTGATGGTATGCCCCCACAGCAACTCCGAGCCCCTCTGCCAGAGCCTGTTGAAGAATGCTGAAGTGGACTGCGTTGGCCCCGTAGGCACCCCACAGAGCGTCGTTGCTGCGGCAGCACACGGTCATGGTCAGCTCGCCCTGAGTGGTGTCCAGGTAGATGTGGGTGTTACAGGGCACATCTTTGGCCGAGGAGTCCAGATCGTACTCAGGCGACCACATGCCGATCACAGCGCGTCGAGTTTTGCTGTCGCGTGACAAGAGGCGAAAAGCGCTCTTCAGTTGGTCGATGCCGAAGTGCCTGCGCCACCGTCGACCATACGCCCCGTGAATCGTGTCGCTGTGGGGCTCTGCGTACTCACGCATCCGTTTGTTGAAGCGCTCCACCCAGGTTGCGTCCGCCCGCCCCGCCAGCATCCAAATGCTTTCCAGCAGATGGAAGAATGGGTTGGCGTTGCGTCGCGCGGTGAACAACACCCGCTCCATCGGATGGGTGTAGGTAGTCAGCACCGGGCCGGGGGCCACCACCACGGGGCCGTTCCTGCTGGTGTTGGTGTAGCCAGCAGTTTTCAGCCACCAGAAGGCGTCGCTGAGGGCGTGATTAACGTTCCGGGCTTGAATCAACTTTGGGCTCATGGTATTCCTCTTCGATGACGAGTGAGTGTTGATGGGCGTAGTGCTGCGCCAGCTCAAGAGTTGGGAACGGCTCGTAGTACCATTGATCAGGGTTTTCAAAGGGCACCACGAGTCCGATGTAGCCCGGGCTACCCCGGGACTTTTGCAGGTGCATCTTACCTTGCACGATAGTTTGATTTTGCACGCCCGCCCTCCTTCACGCGGATAAACTTGTCAAACTCGCACATGCAATTCTGGATGTCTTGCATGTGCAGAACAGGGTGAGTGAACACTGCACGATCCAGCAACGGGGGTAGCAGATCGTGCAGGGGTTGAATGAGCTCCTGGAACACCTCTTCGGTCATGGCCGCGTTCACGTCGCGCCCGTACAGGCGATTCAGCCCCCGCTTGCTGCCGGGCCCCGCACAGCAGAACCGTTCCCAGTCCAAGGCGTAGCTCAGGGGGTGGCCCGCAGTGTTCTTCAGGTCGGCGATGAGCTGCCCACTCATGAAGCTGCCGATCCCCTGCTGCTGGATAAACCAGTGGTGAGCTTCCAGCAGGGTACAGGGGCGGTCGAACATCCGCTGTACAAATGGGGCGTGCAGGCTGTTATGGAGTGGGTCCAACACCACGTCCACCACATAGTCTATCTTGGACATCTTGCGCCCATTGGTGCTGATGATGTACGCCCCGCCGAACACCTGCTCGTTTTTTGCGCGCAGGTACAGCAAGTCCTTCAGGGCCTTCGGTGTCCAGTGTTCTGGAAACGCAATCACCTCCAGGGTGGGGATCCAATTGATGAAGCGGGCCAGCGCCATCGCCAGGGTGTAATTCTTGTGATGAACGTAGCCGCCCCAATTCTGGCGGATCCAGCGGGTCACCTTGTCGTCTTCACGGCGCACGTTGCAGAAGCGGGTGTTGGCGATGATGGTGTTGTTGGTCCAGGGTGGAGGTGCGCCAGACTCTTTGCGCTGGCGCACCCGCTCCCGCTCGTTGATCCAGTAGGCCAGCTCACCGAGGCGTAGCATCATTCTCTCCCTTGTTGATGCTGCACAGCAGCGTGCTCATCCAGGCGACGCCGATGCACAGCCCCACGATGCCCAACACCCACACACTGATTGTCAGCACAAGGTCTGCAATCCAAATGGCCAACACCACAGCCCCGGCACCCACGCCCAGGCCGCACAGCAGCACCACCACGCCCACCAGGGCGCCGCGCAGGGCGCGCTCGGGGCCGTTGGGGGCAGTCTTCACCCAGGCCCACAGATCCAAGCAAACATCATTCAGCGTCTTCATGGTAGCTCCTTTCGAAAGCCTTCTTCCATTGCACAACAACGTCCGTCCGGACGCCCCCACCCCATGCGGTCTTCGTTTCCTTTTGAACCACACGGACTAGTCCTGGGTGCAGCTCGGCCAGCCGATGCGCTGCCCGGGCCTGGAGCTCAGGGGTGCGCCACACGCTGCACCCACCCTGCGCTCCACTGCCTGCCTGATTGTGGCACCAATTGTTCGCCACAACATTTCCGTAGCCCTTTTCCAACAAAGAGAGAGCCACATGAAAGTCTTCCATCACCTCCACCGCGTCAAAGCGAATGTTCTCGTCAATGAGCGTGCTGCGGCGATACCCCAGCACCCGCATGATGCGGGTGTTGTAGATGTAGGGGTCCGTGTTGCGGTTGGCACCTTCCCGGGCGGCGAAGCCCGCGTGGGCCACATGGCGCACCATGTCCGGCTTCAGTAGATCATCAAGAGTCTGGAACCCTTCGCGCAGTTCATAGGGTGTCAACTCCCGTAGCCGCCCACGGTCTTCTTCACGGCGAGTGTAGAACCACAGATCATCGTCTACCATGCAGAAGCGATCGCTCTCCCCCACATGCTCCAGAATCCACTGGCGTGTGGGGGCGATGGTTGTGATGCTGGGGGGCAGCGGATGCACCCGGGCGATGCTACCCCAGCACTCCTTATACATGGAGAACTCATTAAACTGCACCAGCAAGATAGGGCGCAGTCCAGCGCGGACGAGTTGCTCCAGCGTGGGCTGCCTGTCAGGGCGCCCACTGGAGGGGATGATGATGTCCATGGTTTACTCCCGGCTGTAGACAGCCATTGTGGCCCAGGCTTTCGTGCCAAAGCGCGGTTCGCGCAGACACTGCCACTGGCCAAGGAGGAACTGATCGTGGGCGACGCGGGCAGCCTGTTGCTCGTGCTTCCGGCTCAGGTTGTATTCCACAGCCACCCGCTTGATGTCTCGGTTTGCCGAGATGACGTGCAGAAACTCGTACTCTGCCCCTTCGCAGTCAATCTTGACCTTGTCAGGCTCAAACTCGAGCAGCACGTTGTGGATGGACACAGAGTCAACGTCCACTTTGTCGCGGCCCAGGGTGGGCACAGTAGAGTGGAGGCCCTTGTTGGTGCCCTTGTTGACGTAGAGGGTGACGGGGCGCCCGTCAATAGTCACTGCGGCGTTGATGAGCGCAGCGGCCGACGCGTTGCGCATCAGCAGTAAGAAGTTTTCTGGATCCGGCTCAATGGCGCAGACGTGACAGCCTGCACCCGTGGCCAAGCGAGTGAACGCTCCGATGTTGGCGCCGATGTCCAGCACACGGTCACCGGGCTGGAGGTCAAGCAGCTTGTAGGCCGACTTGACCTCCCGCACGATGTACTCATCCATGGTGCCGGGACGCACATAGACGCCCCGGTAAATTTGTAGTTCTTCCATGGCGAGCACCGGCTTACATCTGCTCTTCAACAGCCGTGGTGTCGGCCGTTTCGGCAGGCGCTTCGGCTTCAGCAGCCTTCTTCTTGCCCTTGCGAGCCTTCTTGGCGGGGGCGGCTTCAGCTTCCACCGGGGCGGGCTTGGCCTTGCGCTCGGGCAGGGCCTTCGGCTCAAAGCCTTCCACCTGGATGAAGCCGTGGCTGGCATCGTAGTGGATGGCTGCCGTGGTGCCCCCCTTGGCCAGGAACTCGCCCACGGTGCTGACACCCTCGTACAGCTTGAACAGGTCGTGCGCCTTGCTGCCCGGACGCTTGGGGTTGTCGCCCACCAGCACGGTCAGGCGAGCGTGAGAGTCCACGCCCTTGGGGCCGCGCGGGCCGGTGGCACGGGTGGAGGTGGAAGCAACTGCGGTTTCGGTCATTTGGGGTTCTCCAGGAATGAAAGCGGGCGCGGGACGGCGCGTCCATCGAGACTGTTGTACCTTCCGTCCAAGGTAATATGCTCGGTATGCTGTCACAGGGCAGGGGCCCTTGAATTCATCTGGCATGCACTGCGGGGGCGGGGCAAAGCCCGCGTCCACCAGCGGTGGCAGATGTTCCAGGGTTGGCAGCAGTTCTGCGCAGGCGTGCACCTTGCCGAAGCGATAGGTGTATTCACGCAGCAGCCCGGTGAAGTGCTCCAGCACCCACTGATAATGGCGCACGCTGGCGCCAGCCCATTTAACAGATGGGTGATTCAGGTGGGTGGGTTTGTAGGGGGCTACCCAGCCTGCGCGGTGACGCACAGAACATAGAATCTGTGCGCTTTCAAGCACCATCTTTACGACATGCTTATCGTGCAGGGCGGCAGCAGAGCTAGCTGGACAGGTGTCCAGGTAAAAAACATTCACGGTTTGCTCACTCAACAGGATTTAACTCAGCACACCAGCATATTACCACTGTCCTACCGACGGCGCAACCCCTTTAACATGGTCATAAAGCTACGTTGGTCACGATCTTTGGCCTGGACCGTCTGCACTGCCCTCTCATCGATAGTGTCCTTCGCAACGATAAAGTGAAGCGTGACTTTCTCAGCTTTGTTGCCCTGGCGTCGGACACGAAGAATACCTTGGTCATAGTGCTCTTCGCTCCAGGAGACGGTGGACATGCAGATGTTGGAACAGCTAAACTGTAGGTTAAGTGACTTAGAAGCCGACGCGTGCTGACCCAGAAGTACCCGCAGTTCACCTCGTTGAAAGGCTTGAATGGCGGCAGAGGCTTCCCGGTCAGTGCAACCACTAATCGCTCGCGCTTGTGAGCCGAGAGCTTCGAGGTACATTTCCCGCTCAAAATCGAATTCATATAGTAGGAAGAGACTTTCTCCGTTGAGTTCATCAAGAAGCTCTTCAACGGCCCGAATTTTCTCTTTGTGCAGAATCGCATAGTCACGCACCTTTTGCCAGTCCCCGCTCAGGGCGCCATCCCCATTGTAGAGGGCGCCAGCGGTAATTTGTCGACACTTGCCGGACGCCACCGCAGCGTTCGCGGCCACGATCAGGTCGCCCTCCACCGCAGCCACCAGCTCATCTTCCATCTTCTTGTACTCGGCCATCACCTTTGGGGGCAGGCGTACGATCCGATAGTTGTATGTCAGGTCTGGTAGCCCTCCGATCTCCTCCTCGTTGATCACCATTGTGATGGGAGCAATCCGCTTGGCGATCCGCTCCTCCGCCCCGGGCTGCAATTTCCACTCGTAGCCTCCGAATCCGGTGGGGTAGAAGTATGTGTTGCGATAGTGCGTGATATATCTGCCCAGGGCCGTGCCCTCATCCAGAATGTAGATCTGCCCAAATAGGTCAATCAACCCATTGGGGCTGGGCGTGCCGGTGAGGATGTAGCGGCGGGCAAACTTCTTCAGGATCGTTTTCAGCAGCTTGAACCGCTTTGTCTGTGGGTTCTTGAATGCTGTGCTCTCGTCAACACACAACACCTCCCCCTTGAACCACTCCATGTATGGACTGTTGAGCAGCCATTCAATGTTGTCAAAGTTGACACAGTAGATGTCACAATCATCGGGTGGGTTGATGCGGCCTTTGTCGTGAAACACATGCACCTTGAGATGCTGGAACTCCTCCCACGCCTGGGGCTCCTGCGGCCACGTGTCCAGCACTGACCGCTTCGTCGAGATTACCAGCATTCGTCGGCAAAGCTTCTTGTCCAGCAAGATACGGAGGGTAGCCAGCATCGTGCTCGTCTTGCCCGCCCCGGGGCGGAGTAGCAAACCGACTGTCGCTTGCCGCACGGCCAAGGCGATGCCACGCCGCTGATACGGATGCATCCGCTCTTTGAAGGATTTCAATTCCGGCTTGAACATTGTCACACCACTCCGCAACATGGCCCCGCGTGCGCAACATCCACAGCCGCACATACTGGAGCAATCTGGGGCGCTCCCCAGGTCGTTTGAATTCAATGAACACCACCAGCCCAAACCGCCCCACGAACAGTCTGTCCGGCCAGCCGGTGTTCCCCTGTAGATTGAGCTTGATGGCGACCCAGCCGTTTTGCTCGGCCCAGGCCACCACCTTCAGCTCAATGTCAGCCTCCTTTACAGGGGGCATGGCCCACCCTTCTTCTTGCTGTAGGCGCACCAATAGCAGCCCGCGTTCGCCTTGGGGGCCATGATTTTGTCGCCCTCCATGGTCTCCACACGCCCATTCCACAGGGCCCGCAGCTTGTCCTCCGCCGTGGCCGCGCTGGCGACAAGCCGTTGGGCTGGGCTGGTGTCGTCAAAGTAGTAGGTTGTGGCCTCGACCCGCTCCACTCCGAGCCAGCGGCGCAGCCCGAACAGTGCGTAGAGCTTCCGCTGATCGGCGTGGGTTTCCTTGGGTTTGCCAGACTTCCACTCTGCGATGTACACCACGCCGTCCTGCACACGCACAGCGTCCAGCACCCCGGTGCAGGCTGTGTTCTCCGACCTGTGCCCGCACTGATCCCACTCAGCGTCGAAACTCAGCTTGTACTCCATGTGGCGATCGCCGTTGGTGTGGTGGCGGAAGTCGTTCAGCACCGGGACGATGGCTTTGTTCTTCAACCAGCTCAAGTCGTCGTGCTTGCCAAGGATGTAGTTTTCCGCCATCGCGTGCATGTCGGTGCCTCGGGCTGCCGCCGTGCTCTGTGGTTCAGGTAGCTTGTTGATGTAGCGGAAGCGATACTTCGCTGGGCAGGTGAAGTAAGTTTCCCACTTAGAAAAAGACCATCTCATGCTTCATACTCCTCGATATCACACCAGTTGGGACCGGCAAAACCTTCACTACGGAAGGGAACGTCAAACCTGTCAGCGTCCATGGCAAGGCGTAGGCGCTGCATGGCGCCGCGCTGGTCGTCAATGGGAGCACTGATACAAATTTCGTCATGTACAGTGGCCTGGAACACGTCCGTGCTGGCGCGGCCCGCTTCCCAGTCAACCACAGACTGCTTGGTCTGGTCGGCCGCGCTACCTTGAATCAGATAGTTCAGCAGCTTGTACTCGAACGAGCGGCGGGCTCCAGTCTTCGGGTCTACGGTAGGGGGCTCGGCATAGTAGAGTCGCCCGCCCCAGGTGCGGATGGCTTCGTTGCGCTTGCCCCGGGTGCTGGTGGACTTGCTGAGTACCTTGATTTCCGGAAGGGCAGTGAAATAAGCATCACGTACTCGTCGTCCTTCTTGCTCATCGACGCCGAGGGCGGCTGACAAGTTAGGGATCCCCCGTCCGTACATGATACCGAAGCCTGTAATCTTGACGTACTTTCTAGGCATGTCAATTCCAAGGAGATCTTTAATGATTCCCCGAACTGCATCGTGTGGATCGGTTGTTGGGTCGGTGCGGAAGGCTTCGAACAGGCGGCCCTCAGCGAAGTGAGCCATGATCCGCATTTCCTGAGCACTGAAGTCACGCTTGAGCCAGACATGGCCTTCCTCCGGTAGGATGTAGCGCCGCATCAGCGGCAGGGGTGGCAACCCAGGGGGCACCACAATGGACTCAAACTCGTTGCTGATGTTCTGGAAATTGGGGTTCATGGAGGACAACCGCCCGGTGCGTGTGCCTGCCATGTCCCGGCTGGAGCGGTCGCCCCGCACTTGGTTCCACTCCGTGTGCAGGCGCCCATCCGCTGCCGAAAGGCGCAGCCAGGGCCGAGCAAAGGTGGTCAGGCAGGTGCTAAGGGCGCCCCGGTAGCTCAGCAGTTGGAACAGCTCGGGGTCGCTGCACACCTTCATCAAGTTGGTGCGCTTGGTGCTGCGCTTGCCCGTGGGGGTCTTGATCCACTCCTGCACCAGCCCGGCGCGATCCATGGCGTCGGCCAACTGCGCATCCTTGTCAAAGTCCAGGTTGTCGCACTTCAACCGCTTGCGCAGCTCGTCCTCCACAATGATCAGCGTCTTTTCAAAGTGCTCGGTGTCCTGCTGTAGCCGGGCGCGGTCGCAGCGGGTGCCGCGTAGGGTGCTGTTGTACAGAATGGGGAACAGTCGCTGCTCGCGCCTGTAGGCTGGCAGCATGCCAGCGGCGGCAATCCGGGGGTACAGCAAATCAAACAGGGCCTTGGTGCGGTCTGTGTCCCCCACAGCATAGGGGCCCACCAAGCCCCCGGGCGCCTTGCAAATGTAGGCCCCTGCCGTGCTAGGGGCCCGTGCAGCGGCTGGCACGTTGGCCAAGATCCACGCCTTTACCGCGTCCTGCTCTTCTGCGGGCCAGTCCAGCAAGCGAGCAGCAGAGGGCTTGAGGCTGAAGGTTGGGGAGTAAGGATCTTGCAGGAATAGAAGGTATTGGGTGTCGTGGATTGAGCAAGGATCCCAATCATCAAGACTGAACCCAAAAGCAGCGCGCATAACACTGATATCAAACCCGGCATTGTGGAAAAGAAGTTCGTTATCCTTGTTCTTAAGGGCTTGATGAAGAGCCCGCGCTGCATCTTCTCTGGTACAGTTGTTTTCGGTTGGGTGTCCAAAGGCATAGTATTGACTCGGTTTGTTGTCCCACTTGATGGAAACCCCCACAGGCTCCGGGGGATCTACAATTGGATTTCCATCAATCGCTTCAGTCTCAAAGTCAATTGTGATAATCGACATAATGCGCTCCGATCAGATAGGGGCCCCGTAGGGCCCCTGGTACTTAGAACTTCTTGCTGGCCTTCTTGGCTGCGGGGGCAGCCTTCTCCTCTTCAGGAGTCTCGACGTAGGCTTCGAACGGCAAGGTGATCAGAGAGTCAAACTCCTCCTGCCGAGCGCGGATCGCCTTGAGCACGGCCACGTCCGTGATGGGCTTGACTGCGTTCAGCTCAACCGTGAACTGCGACTTGACGTTGGGCGCCGTGCTGACCTCCGTGATCACAGCCCAGGGGGGCAGGTTGCCTTGAGCAGCCAGTCCGTTCACATACTTGCTGTAGTTCTTCACACTCATCACCGGCAGCGTCAGCACGGCAAGCTCGGCCTTGCGGACAGCCTCGGGGGACTCCAGAGCGTCCGTCGGCAGCAGGAGCAGGCGGCGCTTCTGCTTGCACGCCTTGCCCTTGCCACCGCTGGGGTCGCTCTTCCACTGTGCAGCCCAGCAGCCAGAGCAGTCTGCGGCCGGAGCGGGGCCCTTGTCCAACTGGTTGAACTTGATGGGCACCACAGGATGCGGCTGCATGCCTTCGTCGTCAGTGGCCACAGCAAAGCAAGCCGGGTTCTTGGGGTTGTCGGCGTCAAACTCGTCGATGTAGTACGCATTTTCGTAGGCCATGCCCACGATCACGCACTGGAGTTTGTTGCCCTTGATCGCCTCGCCGTTGTAGGCCAGGATGCCCGCCCGGGTGCTGACGCGTGCAAGGTCCGGACGCTCCTTGGCGGCGGCTGCCTTGGCTTGACTCGCCAACTCGGCAAGGAACTCGTTGTCGGTTTGCGTGGAGATTTCAGTGGTGGAAGTCATACTCATACCTTTGAAGTGTGGAGTTTAGGGACAGGGAACTTTTCAACGCCGGGCACTTGCTCGCCGTCCGCCCAGCGTTCCTTTACTGCGGCGGCACTCACCCTTCGCTGCAAGAGCTCGAAGGCGTCGTGTTTCTTGATGAACTTGTAGAACTTGTCGTAGTCAGTGACTGTGGGTTCGTACTCTGTTTCGAGGGTTACGCGCAGAAGTTTGCCGCCAGCAGAAGACAGACCTTCTGCTTGCATGCGCTCAAAGATTTCACCCTTCAGCAGACGTTCCTCCTTTTCTGCGGCTTCGGTTTGCCGCGCCAAATCCAGCCGGTGCTGGCGTTGCAGGTGGTACAGGTCAATCACCGCTGCCAGTGATCGTTGCTCAGTGGACATTGTTGCTCTCCATCATGTCAGCCAACATGGTAATCAGGGGAACCGCCCCCACGGGCGTCAGCACATACTGCCAACGGTAAATTTCTAGAACCTCAACCCCACCCACCTTAATGCTGGTGAATGTGGTTGCCCCGTCCCCTGCGGGGTGCCACTGCACGGTGTGGTCAACACCATACAGGGGCACCACACGGGTTAGGACGCGTTTTTTGCCCTTGGGCATACTGCACCCCTAGCCCGTGGGCGGGTTAGTGTCCTGGGGCGTCCTTGGGGGGCAGCCAAGCGTCCAGCGGGGGCGGGCTGGTGTGCAGGGGCACGCCCTTTTCAGCCGCCACCTGCTTCAACAGCTCAACCTGCCCGCGCAGCATTTCGCCGGTTTCGGTGAACTCGGTTTTGCCCACGGTGTAGAGCATCACCCCGATGACAGATGCTGGGGCACCTGCATCACGCAGCGTGCCGCCCACCTTCAGCACCATTTCCAGATTGTTCATGGTGATTTTCTGGAGCAGCATGTGCTTCAGCTCGTGGCCCTCTTCCGGGGGGTCCAGGTGAAAGTGAACGAGCATACCCATCACGTCTTCGCCCTTGGGCTTGGCATCCGTGTAGGTGACGCTGCCCATGTCGCGCACTTGGGTGTCGCAGACGTGCTTGGCCAGCCGAATGATCAGCAGACGAGATTCTTGTTTCTCTTCTGGCGTGGGCTCTGTGGCAGCTTCCCAGCTGTCGAGCAACTGCTGGTTGTTTTCCAGCAGAGTGGTGAAGTAACCGGCTGCCACTTGCAGGGCAGCGGGGCTCATCTTCCGGGCAATTTCTTGCAGCACGGAATTGCCGTTGCTCATCATCTTCATGCTCATCTCCATGTTACGTTGCACGGCCCCACAGCACGGGGCCGGGGGCCAGTATAGCACAGGGGCGGTTTAGTGCTGCACAGGGGCAGCATGGGCCCCGGCAAGGTGCTGACGGCTTTGGTACAGCAGGGCCGCCACATGGGTGCGCACGCCGTGCAACTGCTGCGCCTGGGTGCCACCTGCCAGGGCCACAGCGTGTATTTGATCGCGCAACGCCGTGCCGCACTTTTCAAGTATGGCACTGGTCAGTTTGTCTACGAAAACAGGGTACTTGTCCCCGAATTCCACACTGAAGCCATCGGCCTGCTCCTCCACGGCTTCCAACAAGCCGACTTCCAAGCCCATCTTGCGGTAGACGTGGAGCTGGAGTTGATTGCCCCAGGTGACAGGCTGTGTGCTGTATTCTGCCGACACAGTCAGCGGCTCGCCGAGCAGGACCAGCTCTTCAAAGTCTTTGGAGTCGACCCACGCCTGGAGAAGCTCCAAACCTTCGACCACCTTGGTGTTGAATTCATCTTGAGTCATGTTGCGTTCCTTTTGTCAAGTTGATGTCGCAGTCTTCGCAAATGCCAGCGGACTGAGTGCGCTGCCAGCCTTGGACGTTGTGCGTGTTCACAAGGCTGAATCTGTGGCCGCACTGCTTGCAGTGGCGGCGCAATCCGGGTTGATGGGCCCACTCAGCCGCCCTGAACTCAGCGTAGCTGCGGGGGCTGAAGCGGGGGCGGAATGTCGGTGGGGCAGGGGCTTTCATCGGCGGGTGTAGTGATGTTGAGCGATTGCTCGCTTGATGCTCGTGCGGTGCCCCTCAGTCACCTCACGCTCAGGTACGTTGAACACCACCGCAGCCGTGGCGGTGTGCGCGCAAGGCTTGGTGCCGTCCGCGTTGAACGTCTCTACCTCGCGGAATTTGACGGCAAAGTGCTGCCAAATGACATTAACTGATGCTAACTGCATTTAATCCTCCAGCTTGACTTGAGGTTGCAGGGAGACTTCGCGCAAGCGGTACTGCTTGATCTGGCGCTGAAAGTCGGCCTCGTCTTGATAGGTGAATGCATACTTGCCGCCAGTGACGATGTTGATCTGCTCAAAAGCCCCGTCAATCGTCTCGTCTTCAACGACGGAGTAGCAGTTGCGCAGATTCGTACCGTACCCGTAGGTGACGTAAACGCGCACCATGTCAGTTCTCCTCGGGCTTGGGGGCCTGCCGCTTGACCACTGCCAGCAGCAGCGGGGGCACCGGCAGGTTCAGGTGCTCGTACAGATCGCGCACCGCCACGGCGACGATGTGCGTGCGGTCAATGCCCCGGGTGTGCTGATTGCCGCGCCGGGGCGCCGCCACGCTGACGCCCAGCTTGGCGCACAGGTCGCGGACCATGTTGGTGTTCACGTGATCGAGTTTGAGCTCCTCGCGCACCCGGTCTGCGATTTCCGCCGGGGTGTGGGCGGCCACCCATTCCAAGTTGCCCATCAACCACACGCCCAGGCGTGCAGCCGCTTCAACGCCGAGCTGGCGATATCCTTTGGCAGCCATGATTCAGCCCTTCCATTCTTGAGTCATGTCCCACGCCTTGTAGGTGGCGTGGGTGATGGTGTCGGTGATGCGGCGAATGGTCATGTACAACAGCGTGGCGTACAACCATGCGTCCCACTGACGGTCGAACACCTTGTAGCTGCCACGCTCCATCTTCAAGGTGTAGGGGTTGCGCCAGCGGTGTTCCACCATGTAGCGGGGGCGTTCCACGCTGATGGACTCATCGCACCAGCCGAACACGACGTTGGTGCCCACGCCGTCCAGGTTGCCCAGCAGCCAGCCCACTTCATCATAGTCGTAGTGATCGCGCTTCCGCACAGCGTCTTCCGCACCGCCACGCCAGAAGTGCCGCAGTTCTTCCCCGGGGTTGTAGGGCTCCTCACTCTCCCACTCGTCACCTGCCCGCCCGACGAAGTGCTCGGCCTCGTCCGCAGCGTAGATGTTGTCCAGCTCCAGCACGTTGAACGGGTGCGGCCCCTGGGCCTTGGCTTCGCTGCGCATGGTTTGGTCGTGCGGATCCATGTCTTCGCTCAGCGGATACCACCACCGGGTGCGATCAAGTCCTTCGCTCATCTCAATCTCCTAACTTAGAACGCCGAGCATCTGCCCGCTCGGCATGGGCTTAACCTTGGTTGCTGGCGTGGACGATCATCTTGGCTGCGGTGCCGTAGGCGTCGTCTTTGTCGTCAGTGTGGTAGTGGCTGCGGCTGTTGGTGTCTTCAAACCCGTTGACGGTGGGCACCACGCGGTATTCTTCCCAGTCGGTGTCGTAGTACACCACAGCACCCACTTGAATGCCTGCGCGGTTGGTGCGCACCAGGGGTTGTTCCTTGAGGCGCTTGATCATTTGCGATACTCGTGTGCCACGGGGATGATTTCAGCCAGCAACTCCAACTCCATCCAGTTGCAGTTGGGAAAATCCCAAGCTTCCTGGATGAACATCAGCATTTCGTGTGCCTGCTTAGGTGTGCACGGAATGTTGACGTATTCCACGTCGGTGGGCTGGTCCGGCAGGCGGGCGGCGCCCAGGCGCAACCACTGTTCAATGGGATCCATGGGTGTGCTGGGGGGTGCTTGCAGTTCAGCCAGAAAGTAGCTGTTTACGCGCACCATGCGCACCTGTTGCACAGCAAACGGCCACGCAGCCGCAGGGGGGATTGGTGTGTTCATATCGCTCTCCGTTACCTTAGAACCACTGCCCAGGTGGCAGCAAAAACCATTTTAGGCAGTCGGTACAGGAGCGCAAGGGTGTTGTAAAAGAACAAATGCCCCTACCGATTCGTCCTTCACAGAACACACGGTAGGGGCTATCGTTCAAGCTGGGGGTGGAGAGTGAGCGGCTGTTGCCCCCGTTGGCGCCCTGGCCCATGTGCTGTAACATGGGGGCCCCGCTTGGTGCGCAGGCGGGGCCGTGGCTGCCGGGTTGCAGTATAGCGCAGGCGCAATGCCCGCGCAACAGACAGAGTGAGCAAATGGCTGAACTTGCTTTTCCACACATTGAACACACAGCGCCACAGGGTGCCGTGGCCGTTCCAGGCTTCCGCTTGGCACAGCAGTATCTAGAGCAGCGGGGCATCGGACTAGACCTAATTGACTCTTGTGGGCTCGTAATTACGACCGCCGAGTTCGTATTCGACCAGCTCTACGGTGGTTCTAGCAGCGATGACCGAGCAGCGATCGTCTTTCCACACTACACCACACGCGGAACGCAGATCGATTGGTGGTCTGCTCGCCTTGTAGAGACAGGAATTCGACCCGTGGCCAAGGGCTTTGCCGCCCTAACGCAGAAGAAGCGCGGCAAAATGGCCTGTCCGCCGAATCAGCCGCCGCACGCATACCTGCCTCCGATCCTCAACTGGAGCACAATCCCGGAAGGTAGCACGGTTTACATCCACGAGTCATGCATCAAAGCGTTGAACGGGGCCAAATTGGGCTACTGGAGCGTCGGGTTGAATGGTGTTTTTGGGTGGAGCTCGAAGAAGAATGACGTTGCTCTGGTGGAAGAGCTCCGCTGGCTGCCCTGGAAGCAGAAAAAGTTGCAGCCAGTTATCGTGTTCGATAGCAATGCGGAAGACAATTGGGACGTTCAGCAGGCCATTAGCGGATTGGCCAGCAAGCTCTGGACCATCTGTGGTGTGCGGGCACAGCACATCCTCCTGCCCCGGCACCCCGGCACTGGCGACCATTGGGGCTTTGACGACGCTGTGGTGGAGCTGGGCGAGGACTGGGCCTACGACTACCTCGTAAATCAACCGCGCCTGGACGTGGCGATTAACGAGATCGACATGATGAAGGCCGAGCTCAACAAGCGAGTGGCGATTGTACGGTCGATGAGTCGCATCGTAGAGATGGACACAGGCACGTTGATGACCAAAGCAGAGTTCACACAGGTGAACTATGCACCCTTCACCGTCACAGTGGAGGAGGACGAGAAGGTCAAGCAGGTGAACGTGCCCACCCTGTGGATGGTAGACCCCAAGCGCACCGAGGTCGAACGGCTGGAATACATGCCTGGGCAAGACCAAATTGTGGATGGAGCGCTCAACTTGTGGCGGGGCATGGGCCTGGAAGCGCGTAAGGGCGACGTGACCCCGTGGCTGGACTTGCTGGCCAACAACGTCAAGGACGAACGGTTGCGCCATTACATCACCTGCTGGCTGGCATGGCCGCTGCAGAATCCAGGCGCAAAGCTGAATACCTACCTACACATCTTCGGGCCGAGTGGGACAGGTAAAGGGCGCCTACTGGCCCCCATGATGCGGATCTACGGCGCTGCCAACGCTGTGCTGATTGGGCAGGACAGGCTGGAGAGTGACTTCAACAGCATCTACGCAGGCAAGCAGTTTGTCCACATTGACGAGCTCAAGATGGCGCGGGATAGCAACTTGAAGGAGAAGGTTGCACAGAAGATCAAGCTGATTGTGACCAGTGAGACCATCACAGTCAACCGCAAGGGAGCGCCCGAATACACAATCACCAACTGCACCAACTTCTGCACGACGAGTAACTACTACGACAGCATCAAGTTGGATGATGACGATCGGCGTGCGTGTGTTGTCCGCTGGGAACCTGTCTCCGATAGCGTAGATTACCGCAAGGACAGCGACTACTGGCGGGCGTATTCGGCCTGGGTGGACGGTGACGGCCCCGCAGCGTTGATGGACTATCTGCTCAACTACGACTGCGCAGGCTTTGACCCGACTGGCTGGGCACCCGACAACAGTGAAAAGGAGCAGGTGAAGGACGCGGGGCGGACTCCCATGGAGCTGTGGGTCAAGGATCTTATGGCGGACCCTGACAGCGTGCTGCCCCTCCCTCTCGTGGGACGACGCATCTTCACGGCCAAGGAATTGGCCGCGATGTATTGGGAAGGGGCAGAGGATATTCGGCAAGGCCAAGTGGTGAATCTGTCACTTGTTCTTAAGAACATGGGGGTGATTCAGGTGGGTGGCGGCAAGCCGATTAAGGTTACAGGTATGCTTGGCAGGTACTGGACTCTGGACCAAAAATGGGCCAATGCCAACGGCAGCGACATTGCGAAGCACCGTGGCAGCGCTTAAATGTGCTTAAAAATGCGGCAGGTTACAGGTGATGCCTGTAACTTTGCTGGGGGTGTAACCGCACCTGTAACCCGCGTTAACTGGTTGTTTTGTATGGGGTTTTTGGCATTTAGGTTACAGGTTACACCTTTTAATAAATATTCTTATATGTATGTATGTATGTGCATGTGTGTGCATAGGCTAACCCAAAACAGGGTGTAACCTGTAACCCTGTAACCTGCGATGCGCGCCCTCGCCCTCCGATAGCGCACTCTCCGACCCGTCCGTTTGCCCGCTCAAAATTTGAGCCTCCGAGCCGCTCAAATTTTGAGCCTCCGAGCGACACCAAGCGCTCGGTTTGCCCCGCGTCCGACCACGAAGCCGCCACAACAAGTTCTTCGACAGCGGACTACGACCCGAGAGCTTCGATACCAGACTGCTGAACTCGATGCAGAGTCCTCCGATCTCGAGCGCGACCCCTCCGACCTCGAGCGTATGATGTCGACGTCAGACCCCGGTCATAGTCTCTCGCTATCGGACGTCGACTTCTGATAGCGAATACCTATTGATAGTCTCAGACTATCGGAAGTCGCAAGCTGATAGTCTTTCGCTATCAGCTATCGCATGTGGCTTTCCAATAGTTAAAACCAATTGGCCAGTTACAATTTTCTGTGTTGTAATACATCCATGCCGCAAACAAACGGCACGCCGCAAGGCCCCGGCACCTGGGCCCGCACTATGTAAAGGTAACGCACCATGTCCAAGCAAACCACCACCACCCAAGCCGCTGCCACCAAGCCCGCACCCGCTGCCAAGCGTGCAGGCAAGCAAAAGCAAGCCCCCGCCCCCGTGGCAGCCCCCCAAGCCGCAACCCCCGCCCCCGTGGCAGCCCCCCAAGCCGCAACCCCCGCCCCCGCTGTGGCCGTGCGCGGTGGCTTGGTGTTTACCACCGTGGCACTGGTGCCCGGCAAGGTGTACCGCACCAAGGCCCCCCACAATGTGGCGTGGTGGCAGCAAATTGCCACGGCTTGCCAAAAGGGCCCCGCCCAGGTGGCGCCCCTGCTGGTTAGCCAAACCAACCCGCAAGGCGTGCCCGTGGCATTTTTGGGCTACTGCGTGCGCCGTGGCTACCTGCAAGCAGCGTAATGCGCAGCGCACCCATATGGGTGCGCCTTGCGCTTGCCCGCAAGGCCACGCACCGTAAGCCACTACGCGCCGTGCGCCCCTAACCCCAAGCCCGCCCCGTGCGGGCTTTTTTGCTGCCTGCCCAGGGCTACCCCTTACCCCACCCCTGCGCACGCAGCCACGCCCCGCCCAGGCCCCCGCGTGGGGCTTTGCCATTTGCACCCCCAACCCCATGCACCCAGGCAGCGTGGTGATAAAGCAACAGTGACAGACGATAGCGAACGACTATCAGATGTCAGAGATCGATAGTCCTGGACTATCAGACGTCGACATAGGCATTCGCTATCAGATGTCGGGCACTGATAGTCCCAGACTATCGCGAAGGCCGGGGGGAGGGGCGCGTTCAATCACAAGCACAAGCTCCAGGGGAGGTACACGCACAAAATCCCCCGAATCTTGACCTTAGATATCTGTACTATGTCCTTAGACATCTACCCTACGCCCTTAGATATCACTCCTTCACAAGCTGTTTCACTGCGAATTCAAGCCCCTCCAGCTTGCTCTTTTCTGCTGCCAGTTGCGCCTCGGTCATCTGCACAGCCAAAGCGTGAATTTCCAACATGTTTTTCCGCACTTGGGGATACCACCCTGTGTCTCGGTCCAGTCTTGTCAACTGAAACTGCACCCCATTCACGGTGACGTAGATCTCAGTCTGCCCAGCCTCCAGCTTCAACGCCGCCAGAGCCTTTTCAACGCGGCGCACAGCCTCTTGTTGAGCGTCCACCAAGGCCAACCTCATGCGAATTTGCTCAGTTTTCAGCATTTCACTCTCCAATCTGCATCACAGCTTCCATTTCCACCTGATTGGTCTCCAACCAAGCCATCATCTGCCCCAGAATTTGGCGCTGCCGGGCAGTCACATCGTCGCGAGTCACCAATTCGGTGGCCATGTTCTGCACGGCGGTCACTAGGTACGCTTTCGTGTAGAAATCACCGAGTTGATACTGACGAAAAGGCGGAAATCGGGCACTTTCCGGCATCGTGTGATTCCAAATCATCAAAATCGTGTTGAACAGGTGTGCTGTGGCCATCTCTTTCACGCGGAAATGCCGCCCGTGCTGCCCCCGCCACTTCCACACGGGGGGCTTCTTAGCCACGTTTTTCGGTTTCTCTCGCAATTTCATCTTGAATTTCCTTCAATCGACGCTCAAGTCGCAAATTCAGCTCTTCACTGGCGGTGTAGATCGCCTTGAGGTCAAATTCGCGCACATTGGGCAGCGCATCAACGTCAAGGGTGGCCACCCATTCCACCACCCAGGTTGGAGTGTCGCGCCACACATGCAGGCGCCCCATACTCAGGCGAATTATCGGCTTGAACAGGTAGAAAAAGAATAGCCACTGCTGGTAGAGATTGTTGAGCCAAGCGTACATCACCACTCCCAGGCATGTAGGTTGTCAACAAAGGGCCACCACATCAGGCAGGCCCAATAGGTGTCGTCGTAAATGGCGTCCATATCGATCATAGGCGTTACCCCAAACAGTAGAAAATGCAAAAGCCACTTTACACGGTCCCCAAAGGAGTGCTACCATTCCCGGCATGGCTGATATGGACGAAACCTTCTCGCATCTGGCTCAGCCAGACACCAAACTGCCGCGTTTTCGCAACTCGGCGGATGGATTCAACCGGCAGAAGGTTGTGGCGGCTTTCCACGAGGCTTTTCAGCTCATCGGTGGCGTCAACCGGCTGACCATGTGGGCCAACGCCAACCCGGGCGAGTTCTACAAGCTATACACCAAGCTGATGCCTGCCAGCACCATCAACATCGGCGTGGGGGAGCGGGTCATCATCGAGCACGCCATTGGCCCCACGGCTTTGGACATCCACCCCACAGAACAGGTAGAATCGGATGCCAGTAATCAAGAGTCTGTACAAGCCCCGCAGCTACATGCGGGACTTTCACCGGAGGAATGAGCGTTTTGCCGTCCTGGTGATGCACCGTCGCGCGGGTAAGACGGTCAGCGTGGTGAACGACCTGCTGGAAAAGTGCAGCTACAACACCCGGCCCAATCCGCGCTACGCCTACATCGCGCCGCTGTTCCGCCAAGCGAAGGAAATCGCGTGGCAGTATCTTAAGGACTACGCGGCGCCCTACAACCCTAAGATCAGCGAGAGTGGCCTCTTCGTCGAGCTGCCCCACAATGGCGGGCGCGTCACGCTCTACGGGGCGGACAACCCGGACAGCTTTCGGGGCCTGTACCTGGACGGTGCCGCGCTGGACGAGTTTGGCAACATCAGCCCCTCTGTGTGGAAGCAGGTGCTGTTGCCTGCCCTGATTGACCGGCGTGGGTGGGCGGTGTTCATGGGTACGCCCAACGGGCCAAATCACTTCCGCGACATGTGGTACGAAAAGGAGGGCGACCCCTCCTGGTTCCGCCAGAAAATGGATGTGTACCAGACCAATGTCATCCCAGAAGATGACTTGGCTGAGATGAAGAAGATCATGGACGAGGAGGAGTTTGCGCAGGAAATGCTGTGCAGCTTCGAGGCATCCACGCGCGGCGCTTTCTACGCTCGGCAAGTGGAACGGGCAGAGCAGGAAGGGCGCATCAGCACGGACATTCTGGTGCAGCAAGGCATTCCAATCCACTTTGCGCTGGATTTGGGCTGGCGGGACGACACCGCCATTTGGTGCTGGCAGGAACGGCCGGAAGGTGCCGTTGTGGTGCGGACAATCACAGGCAACACACGGCCAATCAGCCACTACATTGCCATGATCAACGAAACATGCCGTGAATTTGGCTGTCCCCGTGGAAAAGTGTGGCTTCCGCACGACGCCCGGGCGAAGAGCCTGCAAACCGGCCTGAGCATGGTGGAGCAGTTCATCAAAGTGGGCATCCGGCCCAACTTGGTGCCAGAACTTGACCTGTTGGACGGTATTGCGGTGTGTCGCGCTTTGTTCCAGGACTATTACTTTGCCCTGCCCGGCTGCAAGGAGGGTGTTCTCGCCCTGAAGAGCTACCACAAGGAGTGGGACGAGGACAAGAAGGTGTACCGCGACAAACCGGCGCACGACTGGTCCAGCCACTACGCGGATGCGTTCCGGTACATGTCAATCGCCCGCAGCACCTATGCCAAACCCGTGCAGGACCGTGCTACAATTCAGCAAATTTTGGATCGCGAAGTCGACGTGAGAGCGTTGAACTACGGATTTGCCCTTGACGACGTGTGGAGCACCGCTCCGCGCCGCAGCCGGAGAGTATGATGGAAGACCACCGCGCAGAAACCAAGTACAGCCACGGCTGGTGGAAAACCCAGATCGAGGGGCGTGAAAAGCACTTCCGTGAGGAGTGGCACGACTCGGCAGAGAAGATCCTCAAGATCTACTTGGACAAGCGCGACCACAACAGCGACGACAGTCGCTACAACCTGTTCTGGACGAACACCACCATCCTCAAGGCGGCGCTGTACGCGCAGAAGCCGAAGGTGAGCGTGGAGCGGCAGTGGCAGAATCCGAACGACCCTGTGGCCGCTCTGGCAGCAATCATGCTCAAGCGGTGTCTGCAACACGACTTGGACACTGACAAGGATCAGATGCACCAAAACGTGTTGAGCGCGGTGTTTGACTATTTGGTGACCGGTGGCGGCGCCCTGTGGGTGCGCTACGCACCGGACATTGCCACCACCACGGTGAAGGACAGCACAGGGCAGGTTGTCAACGGTGAGGACGGCAAGCCCCTCCAGGTGCAGCGCGTTGTCTACGAAGACGCGATGGTTGACTACGTGTCTTGGAAGGACATGCTGTGGTCGGCCGCCCGCCGCTGGTCCGACGTCCGCTGGGTGGCCAAGCGGGTGTGGCTTACCAAGAAGAAGTACGAGGAGCTCTTCGGTGAGGCTGCGGCCAACGAGATCAACGAAGCCCTGATGGACCGCGTCAAGAAGGACGGGCTGCCCAAGGGCTTCACCAAGGATCACTTCGAGGTGTTCGAGATCTACTGCAAGGACAGCCGCAAGATCTACCACATGTCGAAGGAAAGTGCGCTCGCCTTCAAGGAAACTGCGTACACGCTGGACCTGCCAGACTTCTGGCCCTGCCCGGCCCCACTGCTGAGCAACCTGACCAACGAGGAGGTGATGCCCACCCCCGACTACAAGCTGTGCCAGGATAAGTACGAGCAGCTCAATCAGCTGGACGCACGCATTCACCTGTTGGAAAAGGCCCTGCGCGTTGCGGGCTACTACGACAAGAACTGCGGCGAGCTGAAGCAACTGCTCAGCAATCAAATCGACAACATCATGGTCCCGGTGGACAATTGGGCCGTGTTCTCTGAGAAGGGCGCGGGCAAGGGGGTTGTCGACTGGTTCCCGGTTGAGCAGATCGGCAACGTGCTGGTGCAGCTCATTCAACAGAAGGCACAGAAGGTGCAGGAGCTGTACGAGCTCACGGGCCTTAGCGACATCATGCGGGGCGCCAGCAACCCGAACGAAACCCTGGGCGCTCAGGAGCTGAAGGCACAGTACGGCAGCGTTCGCCTACAGGACCGTCAGCTTGACGTGGCCAAGTTCGTGCGTGACCTGCTGAACATCAAGGCGCAAATCATCATGCGCCACTACCAGCCGGAGACAATTCTTAAGATTGCCAACATCACCGACCCGACGCAGCAGCAGTTCATTCAGCCAGCCATCGAACTGCTGAAGAACCCCGACGAGAACAAGTATCGCATCGAGATCAACGAGGACAGCCTCGCCATGCCGGACTACAACCAGGAGCGTGACAGTCGGGTTGAGTTTATGACGATGGTGGGTCAATTCATCAGTCAAGCGCAGCCGATGGTGGAGATGGCTCCGCCCACAGCGCCCATTCTTGGCCAGATGATCAAGTGGGCTGCGGCAGGCTTCCGTGGTGCCACCGAGATGGAAGCCACATTGGATCAACTGCTGAAGACGCTCATGCAGACGCAGGAGCAGAGCAAGGACCAAGGCCCCAGCCCTGAGCAAATCAAGGCACAGACTGAGCAGATCAAGCTGCAACAGGCTCAGCTCAAGCTGCAAGGCGATCAGATGAAGTTCCAGGCCGACCAAGCCAAGGCGCAGGCTGACATGCAGCTCGCCCAGATGGAGCAGCAGATGGCAGCCATGACGCAGAACCTGGAGGTCATGAAGCTGGAGACCCAGAAGTGGATTGCTCAACTGAACAACGACACCAAGATCATCATTGAGCAGATGAAGCTCGGCATGCAGGCGCAACAGAGCGCGGCAGATCGCCAGCATGATGCAGACATGACGGTTGTCCAAGGAGCCCAGGCAGCCGAACAACAGCAGGCCCAACGTGACCACGAGTCTACCGAAGGGAAAGCGGCTCGAGAACACGAAACGGAGATCACAAATGCCCAGAACAAGCTTCGTGCAACTGAACGGAAAGCTTCGAAAGATTGAGGAAGACGGCTCGGCCGATGTGGATGGAGTCATCTATGTTCGCAATGGTTGGAGTTGGGTGCCTGCTGAGTCCATTTATGGCGTTGGAAGCATGGTACTCCCTGACATTCAACCTTTTGTGTCATCCGTTGACGGGTCCGTGGTTCTTGGCCGTGCCTCGCTCCGCGAGCACAACCGCCGTCACAACGTGACCAATGTGGCCGACTACAAAGAAACCTGGGCCAAGGCCCAGCAGCAGCGTGAAGCAGCCTTCAAGGGCGAGGTGCGGGACTCGTCTTTGCGTGAAACTCTAGCCCGCGAAACACACCGGAGAATGTAAAATGAGTGACGGAGATATCCGCGATGACCTCGAAAAAGCCCTTGGAGCCCTCGAATCCAGCTCCGACGGAGCCTCAGCAACCTCCAGCGCCGGAGACACCCCCCAAACCCAGCAACCGAGTGATACCGGAAGCGGGGATGTCCAAACCCTGGAAAACAAAGAATCGCCTGTACAGGATGGGGCTCCAAAAGAACCGACGGAAGTAACAGCCCCTGTCGACGAGAAGAAGGAGCCCCTCGCCCCGCCTGCCCAGGGCGCCAAGGCCCCTGTCTCGTGGAAGCCCGAGGTGCGGGAAACCTTTGCGCAACTGCCCCCAGCCGCCCAGCAGGAGATTCTGCGGCGTGAACGAGAAATTGAAGGGGCGCTGCGCGACACGGCTGAGGCTCGCAAGTTCACCGCTGAGATGAATCAGGTTTTGGACCCGTACCGACACCTGATTGCGGCCGAGGGCGGAACCTACACCACCGCAGTGCAGAGCGTGATGCAGTCTGCCGCGTTGCTGCGCGTGGGCACCCCGCAGCAGAAGGCGGAGCTGGTTGCAGACATGATCACGCGATTCAGTGTTGATTTGCAAACGCTGGACGGCGTGCTTTCCGCCAAGTTGGGGGGCCAGTCCGCAGCCCAGCCCCAGGTGGATCCACACATTCAACATCTGCAACAGCAGATTGCCCCTGTGGTGGAGTTTGTGAACAACCTGCGCACCAAGCAGGGGGAATTCCAGCAAACGCAGCAGCAAACGATGCAGCAGCAAATCACCGAATTCTTCAACGACCCGAAGAACGAGTTTGCCAATGATGTTCGCGATGACATGGCGGATCTCTTGGAGGTTGCGGCGCGGCGCGGCCAACAAATGACCTTGCAGCAGGCATACGACCGTGCTACAATGCTTCATCCGACGATTTCCCAGATCGTTGAACGTCGCAGGCTCGCGACAACGGCTGCCCAGCAGAATGCAGTGGCCCAGCGAGCAGCGCAAGCCGGGGCCAGCCTGCCGAGCGGTGGAGCACCTCAACAAAGTGGGAACGAACACGTAGGCGACGATATTCGCTCAGCCTTGGAGGCAGCGATGAATCAACAAGCCCGACGAGTTTAATCTTTTCTTTTTGATAGGAGCTCAAAATGGCTTTTCCAACCGCGATTACCGACATCATCGCGACGACCATTGAGTCGCGCAGTCGGAAGATTCGTGACAACGTCACGAAAAACAACGCCGCTCTGGCTTACCTGAAGGAACGTGGCAACGTTCGTCCGGTTTCCGGCGGTTCCGAAATCCTTGAGGAAATCTCGTTCGCTGAAAACGGCAACGTGGGCTGGTACTCGGGGTATGACCTGCTGCCTGTGGCTGCACAAGATGTGATCGGTGCTGCGCGCTTTGACTTCCGTCAAGCTGCTGTGCCGGTGGTGATCTCGGGCCTGGAGCAACTGAAGAACTCTGGTAAGGAGGCTCTGATCGATCTGATGGAAGCACGCCTGCGTGTCGCCGAAGCATCGATGATGAACCTGATTGCTCAGGGCGTCTACAGTGACGGCACCGGTGCCAGCGGTAAGCAACTGGTCGGCTTCGACGCCATGATCCCGGTGACCCCGACCACGGGCACCTACGGTGGCATCGACCGCAGCACCAGCATCGGCACCTTCTGGCGTAGCAAGTCCACCACGGCTGGCTCGGCTCTGACTGCATCCACGGTGCAGGCAGCCATGAACGCCATGTGGGGTTCGCTGGTCCGTGGCGCTGATCGGGCTGACCTGATCATCATGGACACCAACTTCTGGAACCTGTACCTGTCGAGCCTGCAAGCTCAACAGCGTTTCGTGGACACGACCAAGGCCAACCTCGGCTTCCCGTCGATCAAGTTCATGGACGCCGACGTGGTTCTGGACGGCGGTATCGGTGGCTATGCCACCACCAAGACGGCGTACTTCATCAACACGAAGTACGTCCACTGGCGCCCTCACCGCGATCGCGACATGGTTCCCCTGTCGCCGAACCGTCGGTACGCCATCAACCAGGATGCCGAAGTGGCCATCCTGGCTTGGGCAGGCAACATGACCTGCTCGGGCGCTCAGTACCTGGGTCGTCTGATCACTCCGTAATCAGTGGGGGCTCCGGCCCCCACATTTCAAGGAGATTGAAATGCCTGTTTCCTATGGTGCGGCTGTGACCGCAAATGCGAAGACTGTTGTTGACACTGGACTGGACATGGGTTCTGCATCCACTGGCATCAACTTCGGCTTGAATGACGTTGCTGGCTCCGCAGCCGGTACGGACGAGGCCAGTGTCGGCGCCAGTCGCCTTGGTGGTAGCCCTGGCACCGCCGTGAAGGTTGAATCTGGCGACGGTGTCGGTGTTTAATCCAACAGGCTCTAGAAGGAGAAACCATGCCTGAACTTGACTACGACTACACCCTGCACACGACCAACAAGGGCGACGAAAATCTTTTCGTTGAGATCTACGTTGGCGAGCTCAAAAACGACGAGAAGAGTCTCGAAGAGGGGCGTCCCATCTACGATCAGGTGGAGATGATCCGCATCACGGTGCCGGGGGATCGTAACAACGTGGTGGATCGCCCGTTGCGTCCTGAGGACAAGAGTCGCTTTCCGCGTCACTACGCCGCATTCAAGAACAATGTGGCTGCGCTGGTTCAAGGCACCCCCATCGCTCTGTGGCGTGACGGCAGCAAGGCTCTTGCGCAGGAGCTGGCTTTCTTCAACATTCACACCGTGGAGCAGCTCGCCGCTGCGCCTGACGGCAACGTGTCGAAGATCTCTGGCTTGATCAATCTGAAGCAGAAGGCGATCGAGTTCGTCAACGAGGCCAAGGCCCCGGACGGCAAGATCACTGCTCTGCAGGAGCAGAACGAGTCGTTGCAGGCCCAGCTTGAAGAGCTGAAGAAGCAGATCGCCGCGCTGGCCCCCAAGCCGGAAGCTGCTGTGGCCCCTGTAGCCAAGGCCCCCGCCCAGGCTGCAACCAACCAAGCAGCCAAAAAGACTGCTGAATAAGCAGGAGGTGACTCATGGCCTTTGAACGGTACAAGACGGCACTCGCCATTGTGCGGACGGCCATGAGTCGCTGCGACATGGAGAAGCCCACGTCCCTCACTACTGCCCCGGACGACACGACCCTGAAGTTTTTGGATCTGCTGAACTTTGTTGGCCAGCAGATCTGCGAGTCGTTTCCTTGGCAGAAGATGCAGAAGGTGTGGAACTTCACCACGAACGGTTCTCTGCAATACGGGTTGCCAGCAGATTTTGACCGCTTTGTGAACGACACAGAGTGGAACCGAACCACCCGGCTGCCCATCAGTGGGCCCCTCAATCCTCAGCAATGGCAGACAATCGTTGCTCGGGGGTTGGGTGCCACCACTTTTCAGCTTCACTATAAGTTTGAAAACGACCAGGTTGTTTTCTACTCGGAGCCCAGCGGTAGCCCGCAGAATCTGTCGTTCATGTATCTGACGCGAGGTTGGGTGCTGGACGCAGACGATGCAGACGAGCTGAAAGACGAGGCGGTTAAGGACAGTGATGTCATTCTTCTGCCTCCTCTGTTGATGGCTGTCGGCATTGTCTTGAAGTGGAAGCAAGATCGTGGGTTTGATACCACGGCTGTTCAAAACGAGTTTGACGCGTTGGCTGCCACCGGAACCGCGAAGGACGGCCCCGCATACACTCAGATTCTCGGGCGAACCAATGGCAGCACGCCGCTGCTCGGCACCGCCAACATTCCCATCACCAACTTCGGTAACTGAACATGCTGAATCTAACTCGCCGCTCTCGCCTGCCGGTGGGCGCAGTCAGCAAGGTGCTGAACCTCAAAGCCCCCGTTGGGGGCTTTAACACTCGTGACCAGTACTCAGACATGCCCATGTCCGACGCTGTTCAATTGGTGAATTGGGTGCCCACCCCTGCGGGCTTGACCGCGCGCCAGGGCTATCAGACGTGGGCCACTGTGGACGATGTGGAGGCTGTGGAGACGCTGATGCACTACTTTAGCTCTACTGATCAGCTTCCTGCGACATCTCTATTCATTTCTCCGACCAGCGTGCCGGGGAAGATGTGGGCTGTAACCAAGAACGGAATCTACGACGTAACTGACACCGGCCCCACTCCGGTCGCAAGTCCTGCAATCTCT